AGGTGGTGCAAGCACTCCATTAGCCGGGTTAAACGGCAGCAATTCTACCTTCAATGGCTCCACCGCAATCGGTGGCGGCGGCGGTGCGGCGACTTCTGCCATAAGCGGAAGCCCCGGTGGATCAGGCGGTGGATGTGCTGCCAATACCACATCATCTCCGGGAGCGGGGACAGCCGGACAAGGTAGTAACGGCGGATCATGCGTCGCCACGGGTGGCGGCGGAGGTGGCGGTGGCGCAACAGCGGTAGGCGGAAACAATGCCGTAAACAACGGCGGCGCAGGCGGCAACGGCCTAACGACAGCCATATCCGGCTCGTCGGCAACTTACGGCGGCGGTGGCGGCGGCGGAAACTCTCCGGGGGTTGGCATACCCGGCGCAGGCGGTGCAGGCGGTGGCGGGGCGGGCACCGCCAATGTGACGGGCAATGGTGTATCAGGAACGCCGAACACTGGCGGTGGTGGCGGCGGAACGAGCGGCGCAGCCAGCGGTGGCGTGCCGCGCCTCGGCGGCGCAGGCGGCTCCGGCATCGTCATCATCGCAGTCTCACCATGAGGATCGACCATGATCGTCTATACGCTGCCTGACGGCACCACGGTCATCGCGACCGATCAATTCCAAATCGGAAATCAGAAATATCCGGCTGGCTGGCTAGAGACCGCGCCGCTCGCGGTCTTAACCGCTATCGGCATCACGGTGAAAACCGCTCCTGATCCCGTCCCGCCTTTTTCGACGGCACCAGCCGCAGCCGCAGTAGCCGCAAGCTATGCTGCCGGGTTACGTCGAAAAGCCGCGCTTCTAAAGGCTCGGGGTGACACCCAAGCGTCCGTTGATCTTCTTCTCCAAGCAGCAGGAATTCAAACATGAGCGCGATCATTGTTAATGGTTCGACCCCGTTCGGCAGCATCACAAACGCCGCGATAGCCAACCTGATTTCCGCAATTCGCGACATCCATCGTGTCCGTCTGGCGGAAGCAGCCGCGCAGAACGGAGCAACCGCGCCGGTCGCCGCAGCCCTTGAGACTGGAAGCAATTTCGGCGTCATCCCCGGTGCAACGGCCGGGGCGCAGGGTGCGGCGTGGGCCTTTGCCTTGGAAAATCTCGACAACGCGCTGCAAACGTTCCTCACGGCCAATCAAGCCAGCATCACAGCGCTGGATAACGGCGACTAAATGAGCGACCTTCCAAAGTGCATCGACATCTCGCACTGGCAAGGCTCGCCCGATTTCGGAAAGGTGAAGGCGGCGGGCGTCATCGCCATGATCCACAAGGCGACGGAGGGGACCGGCTACGTCGATCCCAACCGCGCCAAGAATTTCGTTAACGCCACCACGGCGGGCCTCAAGTGCTGCACCTATCACTGGTTAAAGCCGGGCAACGCCAAGGCGCAGATCGCGCACTATCTGGCGACCATCGATCCGGTGCCGGGCGAGCGCATGGTGATCGATTACGAACAGGACGGCTGCACACTCGCCGATCTCAAGGAGGCGGTGCAGGCGTTGCTGGACGATCCGCGCGGCCTACAGGTGACGATCTACAGCGGAAACCTTCTCAAAGAGCAGCTTGGCAGCACGCACGATGCCTTGCTGGCCGATCACACAGACCTCTGGCTGGCGCAGTACACCACGGGCACGCCGACATGGCCGACCGGCACCTATCCGCATTGGACGCTCTGGCAGTATTCCGAAAGCGGCTCGGTGGACGGCATCACCGGCAGCAAGGTCGATCTTGACCGCTTCAACGGCCCCGACGATGCGCTGTTGCAGTGGATCAGCCCGAACGTCGCCGCACCCAAACCCGCACCCGCAGCGGCGGCTGTGCCGGTCTCGATTGCGCTGACCATCCCCGATCATGCTGCGCTGACAATCGCGGTCAATGGCAAGACCATTTTCACACAGGAGAACTGAGCAATGAACCCGACGCAGATCACAACCACACTCGCACCGCTTGTCGCCTTCTTCGCGGGCCTACTTTCTGGCAAGGGCGTGTTTGGCCTCGACGCGACCACTTGGACAACCGTTATCGGTGCCGTCGTCGGCGCTGGCGCTGCGGTGTGGGGCGCAATCGCCACGCGCGGAACCAGCCTGATTACAGCGGCGGCCAATCAGACCAACCTCGTCCAATCGATCAAGCTTCAACCGGACGCGCCGCAGTCGTTGGTGAGCGCAACGCCGAACAACGTGACGAAATAGCCCCGTGTTCACTTGGGCGTCGCTGATCCTCGCTGTTCTCAAGGTCATCGAAAGCGTGATGGATTACGTCGATTTCTCAGCGGCGGAACAGTCGGGGCGCGACGCGGAGATTGCAGCGGTGTCAGCGGCGATCCTTGCAAAGACCACACGCGGGAAGGCAATCATGGAGCAAGTGAATGCGCTTAGTGATAACGATGTTGACCGCGAGCTTATTGGCCTCGAACCCAAGTAGCTGCACGCCGCAACAGATCGATAGTTTCTGTCAGGTCTATAATCAGGTAGTCGTCAGCAAGGGCGACGGCACGATCACGGCGACATCCGGCGTCAAGCGCCGCTTGCTCGCCAACGAAAAGGCCTATCGGGAATTTTGCAAGCCATCGGCGTGAAGTCTTTGAAAAATGACCCTCGCGGAATTCATGGAATATGTGAGGGCAGGGGGCGGATTGCTGGCCCCGATCTTCGCTGTCCTGTTCTGGCTAGAGCGCAATGAACGGCAGGACTCGCAGCGGGAACTGAAACAGGTTTCCGAAAAATCCATCGTTGCAATGATCGAACTTAAATCGCTGGTTGCTCAATTGGCGACGATCTTCCGGACCAATGGGGGCGACGCGTAATGGGCACCCTCGCTAGGCTTTTTGAAGTGCTTACGGGTGCCCCGCACAAATACGAGCAGTCGCAAAAGGTCAGCGACGCTGCCGACGAATTATCGTCCGACGTGCAGAAGCTTTCCGAAACCATCAGGCCGTACCTCGATGCAGACGATCCACTCGTTGCGTTCATGACCGATGTTTTCAATCAGCGGCAGATGAGGGCGGGAAATGCTCAAGGCAGGAAGTCCTGAGTTGAATTTCATTTTGGAGACGATTAACGGCGTTGTCTTGATCCTGTCGTTTCCGCTGCTTATCGTTCTGACGATCTACATCATTTCAAAAATCCGGCAGCAAAAGCAACCGCTGCATCAGGCGTTGGTCAACGCGCCAAACTCAACCGTGCTGGCGCTGGCGCTGGCGCTCTATCTCGACAAGGTAGGCGTCTTGGTGACGCGGGTTGCGGTTTGGACGTGGCGTCATTTCGGCGACGGCCTAAAGGGCGGCCCGATGAACGACACGCAAGTTCATGCGCTGCTGGCTGGGACGGCGCTGTCTGCGGTTGGCTTGCTCTGGCTGATCGGGATTTTGTCGCGCCCGCGATACGGCAACGGGCCTTGGCTGGCGTGCATCACGGTCACGGCGATCTATCTGATCTCGACCTGTACGCGGCATCTGATCGGAGCCGATTGAGAGGAACCGTGATGCGTATCGAAATCCACATCTTGCCGGACGATGAGGTCTTGAACCGGCTTGATGCTCTAGCGAAAAAATTGGGCCTCGTTCTCGAAAAACAGGAAGCCATCATGACCGTTATGGACGATCTGAACGCCGCCGTTGCGCGCAACTCGACGGTAGAGGATAGCGTGATCGCGTTGCTTCAAGGCATCTCGCAACAGTTGAAGGATGCTCTGGCGGCTGGCGACCCGGCTGCGATAACTGCTGTGATTACGCAGCTTGATGCCAACACCCAAAAACTGACCGATGCGGTGACGGCCAACACGCCCGCGCCGCCTGTCACGCCGCCTGCTACGCCGCCTTCTTCATAAACGAACGGCGGCCCGGTTCTCCCGGCCCGTTTATTAGCCCGCGTCCGGCCTCAAAGCCGGGCGCGGGCTTTTTTTAGTGCAATATTTCGGGGTGATCGGGGCTTGTGGGCGGCGGTCCCATGATCGCGTTGTACTGATTTTGCGTCTCAATCAGATTGTTCAACGCGATATTCAGCGCCGTCATCATCCGCCAGTGCCGCACAAGCGCGACGACGTTGGCGGCCATCGTCAGGCAGAAAAGAATTGTGAAGATGTAGAACAGGGTCGCGGCGACCTCGGTTCGGCTCATGGCTTGCTCCACTTCGCGCGCTGGTAGATTTTGCTGAAAGTCAGGCCCGGCTCGACCCGGAGTAGTTTGATGGCGTCGGCAAAATCGACCTCTGGACCTTCAACCGCGACCTGAAAATGGCAGTCGGGATTGTCGGTGTCGAAGTCGCGCAAATGCTGCAACCATTTTTGCTGTAAATGTTCGGGGACGTGGGCGACGGTGAAAATCTTGACCTTCACGGCAGATCAATCAAAGCGACGCTATAGGCCGTTAGCGGCCGGTTGGGGCGGCCATCGTCGCGGAGCGGGCGCACGGTGCTTTGCGCTTTCCAGCATTCCATTGCCGCCGTGAAGCTCGGGAAGCGCTTGGCCTTGGCCGGATCGTCGGTCCATCCATCGTCGCCGAGTCCATCCTTGGCGTTCGGATCGGACCATTCCAGATAGGGGCCAAGCTCTACCTTGTTTTCGATCTGGGCAGCGACCAGCGCGGGGAGGGTAGCCTGATCGGCAAGTGCCGACTTGCCCTGCGGCCTGATCTGACGAATCACATATTTCATATCCAACTCTCCACGATTACCGGATCATCGCCCTCGTTGCGGGCGAGGCAGACAAGCCCGCAACAGGCAAAGCTGGCGCGGATCGTTGATAATTCGCCCTGCACGATATCGGCGGTCGCAAGCGGCTCGGGCTTGCCGCTGCCAACCTCAAACCGGCGCGCGACGTAGGAATGCGGGAAATCCTTCGGGTGGCTGTAGACCGTCCAAATACTGAGATTGCCGCGCTTGCGTGCCCTCTGTTGCGCGGCGGCGATATCGGCGGCGCTGTTCATGCGGGCACCAACGGCATGGCGCGTTTGATGTAGCCCTCTAGCTCGCGGACGGCCTCGGGGCCTTCATCGGTGGCGGCCTTGCGCAAGAACGGCAGGCCCTTGTCGATAGCTGCGATGATCTCGGCGCGCGTCGCCGGGCGGCCTTCGGCGTACCAATAGACTTCAACCGGATCGCCGATCTGAAACAGCGTCCCGCCCCCGGCATTGATCGGCCAGTAACGCTTGGTAATCCAGATCAGCGTCGCGCCGGGATTGTGTTCGATTGGAAGGCCGGGGTTGTCCTCTAGCGCGCCAGTGTGCGCCTTGTCGTTGCGCTTGGCGTTGGGCCGGGCGAGGAACGGGCAGGCGCGCACGGCATATTCGGCGCAATCTCGGTGCGCGGGCGGCTCGGCTGAAACGCGGTTGATCGAACACATCGGGCCGATCACAAAGCAGCGAAACGTGCCCAATGGTTCGCCGCACAGAAAGCATTTTTTCTGCTGGTAGGCATCGCGGATTTTGCGCGGATCGAGATTGACCAAATCCCACTTGCCATTGATGAGCGAGGCGAACCACGGCACCGGAAAACCGCGCTCCGACACTGGCCGCCGTGCAAGGCGCGCCGGAATTGGAATGTCTCTGATCGCCGCGTTCAACTCGCCCATCCTTGGTCTCCCTTATTTCTTTTTGGCTTCGCGCTCTCGCTTCTTTTGCAGGGCCTCTTTGTGGGCCTTGAATTCCTCGCGCGCCTTCGGAATTTCCTTGTCGTAGTTGGGCGCTTTGTCGCGCTGTAGCCCGTATTCGTAGCCCATCGCCCCGGCCATTTTTGCGAACGTGGCGTGCTGCGGTTTGCGGGTTTTCCCCCCGAACATATTCACTACCGTACTTGCCGACAATCCGGCGAGTGCCGCTAGGTCGCTCTCCTTGATGTGTTCTTTTTGGTAGATGGTCCGGAAGGTATCGATTTCAGGGTCTTTATCGATAAAATTATAGGAGCGCGTCAGCCACATTGTTCCGTTCTTAGCCATGTTGCGCTGTCTCCACTATCTGGGCGCTCCCGTTGGGTTTCGGTTGTTCGTTGGGTTTTGGTGATCTGTTGGATGGTGGCTTTGCTTGAAGCATCACATACTCGCCGTCATTCACGCGCTTGAGCAATTTCTTTTCGATTAGATCGTTGAGCGTCGGGCTGACCGAAGCGGGATTGCGGCCGTCTTTCTCGAATAGACGCTTGAGGCTGGTGATGTTGCAGCGGCCATGACTGCGGCGCGCGGCGCGCAGGGCGAAGGTCGCGTTGGGGACCGCGTATTTTTGCGCGTTGGCAATTTTCTTGGGGGCGCTCGGCCCGGCAAGGTGCTTGATGTCGGCGCGGGCGTAGTTGCCGGGGCCAAGTTTCTTCAAGACTTTATTTTCGGCAAGGGCGGTGAGTGCGCTATAGGCGCTGCCCCCACTACGACCGTTCGCCTCGAAATGCTTGACGACCTCAGTGGCCCGAAAGGTCGGATGCTCGGCAATCCACGGCGCTAGAAACTCAGCCGCGTTGACTTCGTGGCTGGCTTTTTTCGCGAAGCTTCGCACGTCCTCGATCAATTCAAAACCGACTTTGCCGCGTCCTAGTTTGGTCAGGGCGGCCACGGTAGGGCCAACATCGGCAGGATCAACATCATCAATCCATATTCGGAAACGCTCTATAGGTAGTTCTTTCGGCATAGTCACTTCCCCTTCTATTTGCGCTTTTTGAACCCATCATTGATTTGCCTGAGAATGGTGAGGACGGCCGGTTTTAGCGTTGGCTCAAACTGGTTGAATTCCTCCATCATCTTGAAATCAATTCCGTCAAGCGGGCTCGATAGTTTGACGGCTCCGTCTTGCCCCGCCAAGTCGGCGACGGTGCAATGCAATACGTCCGACACGGCCACGGCCTTGTTGAACGACATCCGATTGACGCCTTTTTCGTATTTCTGGATTTGCTGAAAGCTCACGCCAAGCTTTTCGCCGAGTTCCGCTTGCGAAAGGGCCGCCGCGTTGCGGTAGCTACGGACGCGGTGCCCAACTTGCTTGTCGAACGCGACCACTGATCGCGGGTTTGGTTTCTTCTTCGTCGCCACTTTTAATTCCCCTCCTTTGGGAAGGCCGATTGGCTTGTGCGCCGTCGCACAAACGGAGTGAGCCTACACACACACAACCCGTCCTGTCTCCAAAAAAATAAGATGGAGAAAGTTTGTCCAAATTGTTTGTTGGCGCATCCAAATCGCTATGATTCACGGCGAAATGATGTTTCCAAAAAAAAATATCAACACCGGGTTGTGCGCTTAGATATTTTGTCTAATGCGCGCTCGGGGAATAAAATCGAAAATCCGGTGTATGCTGAATATTGCATCTGATAATATAAGCTTGCTTACAATATCAGGGAACTCGCCGCGCCCGCGCATTGTTTTTGGGCAAGTGCTGTTGAATGCAGCAGCGATGGCGCGTCAAAACATTCGGCAACGATCAGCGCGGGCGGCAACTAACAAGGCCCTGTCGGTTGCGCCGTGGGCGTGCCGCGCTATGTGCGCAAGGCAGCATAAGCGGCCCGCGTGACGGTGGCTGCGAAGCTAAACAGGCGAGCGGAACAAACCGGCAATTCGGGGACAGATTCGGGGACAACTTTTGCTGCTTTTAGATGTAAAAAGTTGTCCCCGGATGCCTTTATACGTCCTTTGTTCTTTTGGGCAGAAATGAAAAAACCCCTTTGTTTAAAGGGGTTTTCTGCATTTTCAGGGGCAGGGACAAAAACCGGGGCGAATTCGTTCCTTGTAGTTGGTCATATCTCCATTTCCCTAATGATTTGAACCGCTTAGTGTCCTCTCGCGGTGGCGGGGACAACTATGGGGACAACTTTTTCGTCGCTCCCCAAAGGCATCGGCATCGGCGCGGAGTCAAGGGCGGCGCGGATCGCATCATCGTCGGGGCTGATATAGCCCAGCGTGGTATCCGCCTTGGCGTGGCCCATCATTTCTTGGAGGTTTCCGATGTGGACCTTTTTGGCGTTGCGCGTCCCAAAGGTGTGGCGCAGATCGTGGATGCGGACCTTGCCTTGTAGCTCTAGCGCGGTCTTCATGCGGTCCCATGCCGAATTCCAACCTGAATAGGTGATGGCGTAGCGCTGGCCCCGGATCGTCATCCGGCCGGTGTTGCCGATCAGCCGTGTCTTGTGCGCCGCGTAGCTGAACACATGGACCGGATCGCGGTCATTGCGGCTATGCTCGGCTTGCAGGATCGCCATCGCCGCCCGGCCCAGCATCACGTTGCGGCCAAGCGCCCGATGGCCCTTGCCCTTGACGTTCTCGGCGATCTTTTCGCTCCAATTGATCTGGTCCCAGCGCAACAGGTTTTCGGTGGCGCGCAAGCCGGTCAATAGCGCAAAGCGGGTGACTTGGAGATATTCCGGGCTGATCGTCGCCAAGATCATCTGTTCGACTTCGGGCCGGATCGCCCGGCGCGTCTTGGCCCCCTTCTCCTTGCGCTCCTTCTTGCTGCGGAAGGTGGCCCATTTGAAATGCGCCACGGTGGCCCCGTGGTTGTCATGGGCGTAATTCAAAATCCGATGCAACAGATCAACGGTATAGTCGGCAGTCGAGCCTTTGATCCGCACCATGACGCCGCCGCGCGCCCGCTTAAAGGTCGCTCGCCGCGCCACCGCCATCGCGGTGATGGCGGTGGCCGGGATTTCGTGCAGCAACAGGCCCGGCTTGATGTGCTTCTGCATGAAAGCGATCTGGGTGCGGACGTCGCTCTCTTCTTCACTCAGGAAGGTCGGCACCTTTTCGGCAATGAACACTTCGCAAGCCCGGCCAAAGCTCATCGGTCCCCGGTTGACCTTGGCCTCGTTCGCCAACAGCGCCTTTACGTCGCGTCGCTTTTGGGCCGCAAAAGCTTCCGCCTTTCTTTGATCGAAAATGCCGGTGGCATCTTCATATTTTTGACCGGCAACCTCGAAACGGTAGCGCCACTCGGATTGCTCGCTCCTGCGCTTGACGTATTTGCCGGATAGTTTGGCCTTTGCCATTGCTGTTCCCCTTGTCGCGCCATGTCGCGCCAGATCAGTTCCACATCGGAGAACGAAAAAACCCGGCGCGGCTTTTTCTGGCTGATCCCCTTTTGCCGCCACGGCAGCGCCTCGACCCGTTCAAGCTGGGCAAGCAAGGTGCGCTTGTCCATTTCGAGCAATGCGGCCAATTCGGGAAGAGAAATGTAGACCCGGCCAGCAAAGGCGGCGGTGAATGCTTCCGGCAATTCGTTCATTGCCCTTACTCCATTTTTCACAAGAAGTCCAATTTATTTGGTACGGTCCTGTAGCTCGGCGCGGCATAGAAAGTGCGATGTGGCCTCGCCATAGACCCGGCTGAAATTGATGCAGCGCATGGCGTAGCCCGTCGCGCCGGGCAGGGGTTCGCACTGGCCCGCGCCGATCTGGATCAGCAAAAAGGTCAGTTCATCGCGGACACGGGCGGCATCCTCTAGGACGCGCTCAACGTCGGCGGCGGTCGCCGCTTTCATTGCGGAGCGCTTTGTCATGGCTCGCGGCCAGCCTCGCGCAGCACGTCCTCGGTCACATCGGCGACTATTCTTTCGGCGATGCAAAATTCGATGACATGAAGAATCTCGCCGAATTGACCGGCGCGGATATCCTGAACGGTGGTGCTGCGGTCCAAATCGGACACGTCGCGCTCGGCGACATAATCGCCGCGCTCATGCGCGCAGACAACGAGATACAGCATCCGGTCGGGGTTCATGCCTGTTCCATCTGCTGGTCTAGCTCGGCGACAACGGCCTGCACGCGGCCGATTTCATCGGAAAGCCTGCCGCACACCGCAACATGGTCACTCAGCGTTCCCTTGGCGTTGGCCGCGCTTTGCAGCGCCTGTTGTTCGATCCGACCCAGCGTTTCCCGCAGGGTAGTTATGCGTTGGCACAGATCATCAACCAGCCCGTCAACAATACTGCCGATGGCATCGCGTTGCGGCGCGCCGTAGGTCGGCGGTTTGTGTGGCGCGGGCTTCGATATCAGTTCGTTTTGGGGGACGGTGGCGTGCATGTGGGGGGTCTCCGCTGTTCCGAGACCACAAGCCTACATACAAATTTTTTGGGGGTCCAATGAAATTGTAGTGCTCCAATGAAATTGGGAATTTTTCGATTGGCACTCGCGTTTTTATCTGGATAATGTTTTAGTCCCGAAACGGGCGCGTAATAAAGTACCGGGGAGTGACGAAATGGACGGCGCGGAAATTCGATTGGCGGCCCTTTGTGCATTTGCTGCACTTGCTGACATACACTGTCTGGCGATGACAAACAAAAGCGACATGCTGGCGGTGCTTAAAGAAATGCAATGGCTTGCCGAGAATTATTATTTCGTGGAGCGCTTGCCCTTGGACGATGGAAACAGTTGATCTTCTAGCGCGACAAGTTGATTTTTGAGTTGCGTGGGCACCCGGTCAAAATAGCCGTGCGTGATGTAGCCGATGGTTAACCCATCGACGGCCTTTATCAAAAGGAAGGCCATCTTGAGCGTCAGCGGAAAGCCGCGCTCTATGTTGTTCCATCGGGTATGGGAAATGCCAAGGCGTCGGCAAAACGCCGCCTGATTGTCGCCGTCCGCATGGGTGCGGATGACAATCAGGCGACGCCGGATTGCTTCGCTCTCACGCTCGCTAATGGCGTCATCGCCGTCGTTGGTGGTTTGGTTTTTCATCTAGTAAAAGTTGCATGGCTCGGGGTGAAAATCAATAGGTCAACATGACCTACACCAAAATAATTGGAAACTTCAAGCTTCTTGGAGTTGGATAAATTCTTATCCAAAGCCTGTTGACCTCCAATTTCATTGGAGGTACATTTTGTCGCATGAAAAAGCTCACTGACCCGGCCAAAATCGTGGAAGTGCTTGGCGGCCCGCAAAAAGTCGCGGAGTTGACGCTTGCCAAGAACACTAAGGCAGTCTGGAACTGGCACGGATATTTTGAGGCGTTTCCTCCAAATACCTACGCCATCATGATCCGCGAATTGGAGCGGCTTGGTTACACGGCACCGCCGTACCTCTGGAAAATGCGGGGCTTCGAAAAGCGCGCGGCTTAGGCCGCGAAACTTACGCGAAACTTACAAGCAACAAAACAAGGGGAGACTCATCATGTCCCTGAATGATGACCCATGTGTGGGCCAATTATGGGCAAAAATCCACCAACTCCAAAAGGTCATCGAACGGCATGACCGGCTGATTGACCAGCAGGGCGAAGTGCTGGACCGGCTGACCAGCTTCATGTCGGAAAACCACCCGACCTTGCGCGAGATCATTGAGGCGGTTGCCGACTTCTACCTTATCACGCCAGCCAATATCCACGGCGAGCGGCGCGTTCATCATTTCGCGCATCCCCGGATGATTGTCTATTACCTCGCCCGCAAGCTGACCCGGTTGAGCCTGCCCAACATTGCCGAACGGCTCGGCGACCGCAATCACACCACGATCCGGAGCGGCTTCATGCGGATTGCCGCGCTGGCCCGCAAGAATGATGTGGTGCGCGACGACATTGACATCTTGCGGGCGCGCATCGCCGAAAAGGTGATGGAGCGCGAGCTAACCAATCTCAAAAACCGGCCGTTGCTGCTAGAGGCGGCGCACTGATGGCGCTCTCACTTTCCGAATGGGACGAAAAGGTAGGGCGGCATCTGCACTACATCGAAGCCGGGGCCGAAATGTGCGCGCGGCATGTCTCGCAATTGATCTGGCGACCGCAATTCGAGACCTACACCCTAGACGATCTGGGCCACGTTGAGCGATGCCTGACGATGGCGCTCGCCAAGGTGCAGAAGGCACAGGCCGACTATGCGGAGAAACAGCCCGATGCCTGAGTTGATCCATAGCGAACTGCCGGATGACGAACTGCGCCGCATGACGCGGCTGATGATCGATATCCGCGCGCTGCACACCACCTTGACGCGGGCGCAGATCAGGACGGCTTACGACTTTCTGGAAGCGTCGCGCGATGCTCTCTCTCGGTTGCTCGACAAAGCGGACAACAAAGATGCTTAGACAAGAAGCCGAACGGTTACAGCGGGAAATCGCCAATCTCTATCTGCAATTCCCCGAACTGCGGGAGGACGACGAAGTGCTGCGCGTCGATATGCTGGAAGGCGCGACCAGCCTCAAGGAATTGGCCGCCGTGATCCTAGACGGCATCGGCGACGCGCGGGCGCTCTACAGCGGCACCAAGATCAGGATGGACGAACTGAAAGCCCGCCAAGAGCGCTTCAAGATGCGCGGCGAATTCCTCCGCGCCATGCTGTTGAAGCTCCTGCAACACGCCGAAGTCAAAAAGCTGGAACTGGCGGCGGGAACGGTCTCGGTCAAGGCCGGGGCGCAACAGCTTCGCGGCGACGATGCCAGCGGATTGCCTGACGAACTCTGCCGCATCGCGCGGGAGCCGGACAAGATCAAGATCAAGGAGCGCTTGCAGGCGGGCGAGGCAGTGCCGGGCTTCGCGCTGTCCAATGGTGAACCAACCCTAGCGGTGTATGCCAAATGAACTGGGACAACATGCAGGAATTGTTTGACGCGCTCTCGGCCCCGTTTCCGGTCGAAGAAGTCTCATGGCGCGTCGGGCCGACCAATGAGCGCAGCCGCGAGCAAAGCCAGCCTTTGCGCGGCCAGCCGCTTTGCTACATCGATGCGCGTTCCGTCATGGATCGTTTCGATAGCGTTGTCGGTTTCGACGGCTGGCAATGCAACTATACGCCGGGCGTCAGCACGTCGATTGTCTGCAACATCGCCGTCAGGTTTCCTATCGTCTACAGCGGCAATCAGGTTGGCCACGAATGGGTGTTCAAGGGCGATGGCGCGGGCGCGACCGACATGGAAGCCGATAAGGGCGCATTGTCGGACGCCTTCAAGCGGGCGGCGGTGCGCTGGGGCGTCGGGCGCTATCTCTACGAGATCAAAGCGCCGTGGGTTGTGCTGGAACAGCGCGGCAAGACGGCAATCATTCCGGAAGCCGAACAGAAGCGGCTCGAAACGCTCTATCAGGAATTCGCCAAGCGGATTGCGCCGGTGATCGGCGTGCATGCCTACCGGCAAGCCTACAAGCTTCTACTGAACACCATCAACACCATTGGCAAGGGCGATCTGGCGGCCTACGTGACCGCCAATCAGCAGATGATCGGCGACCTCCCGCCGCAGATGCGGGACCACATCATGCTGACGATCCGCAAGCGAACGCCAGAGGCAACATGACCAAAACCGACATGACCGGCGCGCTGTTCTTTTCGGAGGATCAGCCCGAAATCTGCGGATACCTCGTTATCGGTGGCGAGCATTTCGAGATCGCGGGCTGGTGGCCTTCGACCATCCGCGCCGAAATCACGGCGCGACCCGTCAAGAAGGCAAGCAACCATGAACGAAGCACGACGGGCGAGAGCGAACGCGATCCCGCTTGAAGTCAAGAAGGACGGCCTGCGGCAGCGGCAAAGCGGCGATTGGGTTCTAAGCCTCGTCATCGCCGCAGCCGACATGAGCGCGCGCATCACCGGGGCGGCAATGGGCACGCGGTACCAATGCGTGCTGGTTGAAGTCAATGACGACGAAACGCCGAAAGAGGACAACACGCGCCAGCTATGGCGCGACCTGGGGCCGGTCAAGCAGTCTGCCTTGCGCTGCCGTGATCCTGTGTTCTGGGCGTTCCTAGAAGAAGAAAAACAACTCCGGGTGCGCTCGGAGGAAGAAGCGGCGGGCAGCGTCCGGACCATCTGTGACATTGCCTCGCGCTCGGACCTCGGCAAGGCGATGTTTACCCCGGCCAAGCTCGCTTGGCACGGCCTCGATAATGAATTTCAGGCGTGGAAGGCGGCGCAATGAGCGAGCCAATTCAGAAGCAACCGCGCGAGCGCGACGAGAAATATCTCGACTATATCCGGCAGCAACCGTGCTGCATCTGCGGCGAGAATACCACGGTTGAAGCGGCGCATTTGCGCGTCGGCTCGATCAATGACGACAAGCCGTCAACCGGCATGGCGCAAAAATCCTCCGACAAATGGGCGCTGCCGTTGTGTGGCAAGCATCACCGCGAACAACACACCATGAACGAAATGGTGTTTTGGACGAGCTACGGCCTCGATCCATTCGCGCTGGCGATGCACTACCGGATGAGGCCATGAGCAGGGGGCGCTATTCGATCTGGGTTCGCGAGCATGGCAGCAACCATGACGTGGAACTGTGCGCGGTCGATGGCAACCCGAAAGTGCTGGTGTCCGCGCTCTATGCCAAGCGGTTGAAGCTCGGCAAGGGCCGCGAAATTTCCAAATACGATTACATCCGCATTGAGGATCACGGAGAGCAGGGTCAATGATTGTTGCTACGCTCAAGCCGAACGAACTTCTGTCCGCCGCTATTGCCGGTGTGCGTCGTCAGGTTTCGGCGTTGGCCAATAGTCGTGAGGATTACTGTCACAATGACAGCGTTGACCCGTTTGAGCGGCACATCATGGGTGCGATGGCAGAATTGGCCGTTGCAAGAACATTCAATCTGTTTTGGGCCGATGAAACGGGCCGCGTAGACGGTAGTGATGTCGGCGGGCTGATTGAGGTTAGAGCGCGCAAAATTGGCGGTCGAGGGCTTGATCTCGGCATCCGTGAGCGCGGCAACAAACCGAGTAAGCCCTATCTTTTGGTACATTGCGACCTGCCCAAATTTTTTTTGATTGGCTGGATTTATGGCCGCGATGGTTGGGCAATCGGCAAAGAGAACGGTTTGTCCGGTGTGCGTTGGGTGCCAGCAAAAATTCCGCCGCTTCGGCCCGTTGAGGAGCTTCGCACAATCGTTCAACGTGCCGCGCAGCCGTTTCCCGGAGATTTCCCGATAAACGAAGGAAAATGACGTGTCGCGTCCGTGGATGCCGTTCTATGTCGCGGACTACCTCGGCGACACCGAACACCTTTCGACCCTGCAACACGGCGCGTATTGCCTCCTGCTGTTCTCCTACTGGAAGCGCGGCAGCCTTCCGGACGATGACCGGCAACTCGCCAACATCACCAAAATGACCCTAAAGGCGTGGAAACAAAATCGCCCGACCTTGCAGGCGCTCTTTTGCAATGGCTGGAAGCACAAGCGGGTTGATGCCGAACTTGCACGCCACGACAAGATCAGGGCGTTGCGAGTTGCTGCCGGGTCAAAGGGCGGTGTCGTTGCATCGATCAATCGATTCCGACGACACTAAGGAACCGTTCCCGCCGGGAACGTCTCGATTGCATTCGACAAATCCCCGCAAAAGCATCAAGCCTTTGATTTTGCATGTGTCGTGAATAGCAAATGCTACATTTTTGCTACCCCGTTTGAGATACCAATCACAATCACATATTCTTATTCCCTTCTTCTTCTGTGTATGTTGCTGCGCGCGAGGGCCTACCAAGGGGGACATTGGAGCCGACGCCATGCCACAACACGCCACGGGACCAACTGCGGAACGCTTGCGACACGCGGGATTCTCCAAAAAATCGCCGGGTGATGTTGAGATCGGCGGCAATCGCCGCGACGGCCAGCGCTTCAAGATGAACGACAACCCGCTAGGGCGGGCGCTGGCGCGTCAAATCATTTCGGGCGAGGAATACACCGGCTTGAAGGTTTACGCGCTGCACTGGTTCGCGGCGGGCTTGGCGGGGCATTTGAACTCAATCGACCTCAACCGGGTGCTGGCGTTCGATCCAACATGTCAGGGCTGGCGCGCTCTGAGGCACAAGCCGACCATCGGAGCGCCTACTATCTGGCGCGGGAACAGATCGGGCGGCGTCCGGCGTTCGTGGCAGATAGCGTTGCATGCCATGACATCGGTTTAACCGATGTCGGGCGGTCGCTGGGGTTCAGATCGCCATACCGGGGCCGGGTGGCGGCGCTGGATATCCTGCGCGACGCGGGCGGGCGGCTTTCGGAATTGTGGGAAAGGCTGCGAAACCAATAGACCCCCAAAATTTTTGTATTGACAAAAGGGGCGTTTGGCCGCCTGATCGGCGTATCATCTAAAGCCGCGCGCCAAATGGCCCTCTCGGGTTTCAAGTCCCCCTTGTCCCGCGTTGGGCTTGGGCGCGCGGTGGCGGGTGCTGATCTTGGTGGATCGTCGGGGGGCCGGTTGGCAAGCGCAGCAACCGGCCCTTTTTATTATCCCGGTGGCATTGGAATTTGCGTTGCGCCCCACATTACGAGCAGCAGCAACGCTAAGATGGCTAACTTAATCGGCCACTGCGCCATGACCAACCCCCTTCAAGCGGTCGACCAGCCGCAGCGCGGTCGCGCTCTGCCATGCCTTGCCGGTTGGCGTCTTGACGCCTTGGGCGTTGAGAAACGCTGCAAGGCGGCGCGACGACAGATTGATGTAGGGCCACACAATGGCGCGCAAGCTTTCCGCGAAAACGTCCGCATGGTCCGCGTTGGCCTTTGCCTGTTCAGGATTGCCCAGCGTCACACCGCGCGCCTTGGCGGCGGCGAGGGCGTGCTTTGTGCGCTCTGAAATCATGCGGCGTTCTTTTTCCGCCAGCGCGGCGTAAATGTGCAGCATGAAAGGATCGGCGTCCGCGCCAAGCTCGGCGACGATGAATGGCACACGCTGCGCCATCAACCCGGCGATAAACGCCACGTCGCGCGAAAGCCGATCCAGCTTGGCAACGATGACGGCGCATTTAAGTTTTTTGGCAGCGGCAAGTGCAGCGGCGAGTTGCGGGCGTTTGGCGAGGGCGTCCGATCCCTTGCCGGTTTCGACCTCGATATACTCGGCAGCTATAGCAAGGCCCTCCGCGACCGCGAAGCGTGTCACTGTGGCGCGTTGCGCCTCAAGACCTAAACCGGAACGGCCCTGCTTTTGGGTTGAAACCCGATAGTAAACGATCATTGTCCTAATCCCCCTTAGTGGCAGACAATTCCAAGAAAATTGGAAATTGTCAATTGGAACTTATCCAACCTGTGGCAGAAACAAAAACCCCGGCTCTAAGGCCGGGGTTTTCATGGTCAGCGGTATTGCTCATTCCATCGATCTTCCGCGTCCTCTCCGGGGTCGCGGTGAAAATCCGCCGACATGATGCGCGCGACCTTGTAGCGGTTGTATGTGCGGTTGGTGCGGATTTGCTTTCCCGATTGCTTGCCGGTGCCACGGCACGAAAAGCACGTTCCGGAATGCTGCATCTTGCCGTTGACGCTGGCACCCCAACCATAGACGCCGGTTCCACGGCATTTGATGCACTGGCCGGGCTTGGCATTCGGCTGGCTCAGATCGTACATTTCTAGTTCCCCTTGTGTTGCGCGTCGCGCTGTTTCGATTGCCTGTTATATCCAAATAAATTGGATAGTGTCAACAGCCGAAACCAAAATATTTGGGGCAAAAGAAAAGCCCGGCACAATGGCCGGGCTTGTTGGGGTTAGTGGCAGGTTCCGCGCCGCCGCATTCGATCTAGCCGCATGGCGCGGCGTTCAAAGTCGCGCATGCGTTGGGCCTCGCGGTCTAGCTGATCTAGCATCGCTTGGAGGCGAGCCAAGCGGTCGCGCATATCCTTTTCAATATCGGTCATGCTAGGCCCCGATCCGGCTTGCGGCGCGGGCCTCGGCGGTGAAAACCGATAACGGTTTATCGGTCACGAAATGCGCGTCGCGCTCAAGTGGCAGCATGCAAGGGCCGACCTTGATCCGGCAGGCTTCCAATTCCGCGCGGCTTTGCGTTCCCAATTCGGGGAAGCCTTGGCCTAGATCGCACAAGCCGAAAAGCCAGTCAGCATTGTCTGGGTCGCTTTCGGTAAACAGCCAAGTTGCGCCGCCGTAGGGGTTAAACACTTTCAGGGCCGGGATGTGATCGGGTTCGGGTTGTCCGGCATTTTGCGCGGCGCGCGTGGCGATGCCATTCGCGGCAAGCCGCGCGGCAATTTCCTTCGTTATAAGCTTCTGTTGCACTGGTAGGCCCCTTGTTTGAGCGCGGCGGAATGCCGTCTCTAACGGCTCAAGCCGGGAACGCTTGCGCGGCCCGGCATAAGCTCGATTTGAGGTAGGGTTAGGCGGCAATAGCCATCGGTTCGGCCAGCGCGCGGTCTCGCAGGAATTGCGCGGCGGCTTGCGCCTTGCTGGCAGCGGTAAAGAAGGCGCGGGCGTCGTCGCGCAAAAGCTCAATCCAGTTTTGGATATAGCCAGCGTGGCGCAACTCGCCGTCGATTGAGAATTCGGCGCAAAGGAAAGCGCTGGTAAGCTCTGCAACCAATTCTTCCGCCGCATAGGCGCGGTCGCCGAAACGCTTACCGAAACTACGGTCAAGGCGCGTCGTGTGGCCGGTCCAATGCGCCAACTCATGAAACGCGGTCGCATAGTAGTTGTTCGCCGATTTGAAGGCGGCAAAAGCAGGCATCGCGATAAAATCGCGCGAGGGCGAAAAATAGGCCCGATCCCCGCCAACGTCATCGCGGAAATCCGCGCCGCTTGCTGCAATGAATTCGTCAATCGTCGCGTCGCGCTCATCGTCATGGCGCGCCTTGGCCGGTTCCGGGTTTAGGATGGTTTCGGGCAAGCCGTCGCATTGGTCGACATTGAACACGGCGTAAGCCTTGATGGTGGTAAAGCGGTCGCCTTCCGCCTCGCCGTCCTTTGGCTTGCCCTGCAACTGCAACACCTTGCAGATGGTGGCGCGGGATTTTTCGCCCTTGCGAACATGCCCGCCCAAATCCAGCGCTTGCTTGAACGTGAGCCAGCGCGGCGACGTGAATTCGCCTTGTGCCATCCAGAGCAGGATGACATTGCAACCGGAATAGGCGTTACCCGTTGCGGCATTGTGCGGAATGTTCTTACCCGGAGTTGCCGACCACGGCTTAACCCAAGGTGCCGCGCCGTTCTGCAACTCGGTCAGAATGCGCGCCGTTACTTCATTGTAGAGATTGGTCGCCATCGTTGTTCCCCTTGTCTGCGGTTTCGATGGCTTTTTATATCCAATAAATTTGGATACGGCAATGAAGCATCCAAATTGTTTGGTAACTAAATGTTACAGGTGTTTTTTGGCCGCGTTGTTCGCGCCGGAAACGCAACCCAATTATTTTGGATCAAGGGATTGACACGCTAGGCGAGTCACTGAGACGCGATAATTTCTAGGTCACAATCGTACCGGGATGAAAAAATAACGAGCCAGCGAGCTTCTAATTGAGCCGCAACATATGCAAATAATTTGGACGTTCCACGAATCAATATTTCAAAAATCGGGCAAATCACCCGAATTCCGGCTTGTCCAATTTCATTGGATAGTCAAGCGATAGCATCAAAATAATTTGGATATGAGCCAATTAAATTAGTTGACACAATAGGCGAGTCACTGAGGGGCGATAATTCCCCGGTCACAATCGTACCAACTCGAAAAAATAACGCATGGGCGAGTCTCCTATTGGCGGTCTTTTGATACCTCCAAAACGCTTGGAATTCGGAAAACAGGCAACAAAAAACCCGCCACATGGGCGGGTTAGTTGGTCTAAAGTTTTAGGACGGCTAGAACATTTCCCCTTGCTTGTGACTTTCGCCGAATAGTCCGGTCTCGATTGGCTGTTGCGGTTTGGTCGGCAGTAGCGGCGCGTTGGCGCGACGCTGTAGAGCTTGCCCGATCTGTTGCGCCGTATCGGGCAATTCGGTTTGGTTAGAACGGGATTGAGCGCAGTGCATTTTGTGCAGCCTCTCGTTTTTCTTCTTTCGCCAGATCAAAGGCGACGGGAGCGAAAGAGAAATCGGCGCGCGCGCCGTCGCAAGCGACCTTGTATTGCATGCGCGCCTTATAGACCGCTTGCCGCCAAGGCGACATCTCGCCAAAGCCGCGCGCCTTGTCATATGCGGTCGCGGTCGCATGAACCGTTTGCGAGCCGCCTCCGCCGTTGCGCTGATACCGATCAGCGGCGATATGCTTTAGCTCGTTCATTGCATTGCTATCGAACATTCAAATCCCCTTGCGTTGTTTGCAATTCCACATATCCAAATAAATTGGATAATGTCAATGCAGCCAACCCAAGGGAATTGGATTTATTTGCAGGCAAGAAAAAACCCGCCTTAGCGGCGGGTTTTCCTTCTGCGGTTTCGCTGTTGCCAGCGTCTATAGTGCCATTGCCAATCGTCGCCAAAGCGTAGGCGGAATATGAGCTTTCGCATTACAGAAACGCAATTCGGCTATCATCGGGGAAAACGTGCGGGCCTGCCGGGTTGTCCGCATTGCGGATCAGCCCGATTGATTTACCCGGCTCATTGGTTTCGAGATAGCGAAAGCCTTTGTAAGCATCGGCTTTCATCAGTAGATCAGCGACGAAATAATGAACCGCGCGACGCTGGGTAGCGTAGTCATCGACGCTATCGCGAAACACCGCGTTAGCTTGCGCCTTGATGGTTTCGAGCTTGACCGTTTTCACTTTGCGTTCCCCTTGTGCGCGACCGCGATGCGCGACCGCTCCTAATGCCTCAAGCCGGGTAAAGCTTGCGCTTGCCCGGCATGACGCGATTTGAGCGAGGGCTATTCGACCTCTTTAATCACCGCCTTTTTGAACATTGCCGCTTTCATGAACGGCTTGGCCTTGGTTAGCGCGGCTTGCGCTTCGTCGCGGGTTGCGAAGATTTGCGCGCGGTCCATTGAGTAGGCCCAAACGGTTCCGCGCAAAGGCCATTCGGTTCCGTTGTTCATGATCGTGACGATGAAAGCCATTCGAGTTCCCCTTGTGTTGGCGCGGCAAGATCGCCGTTCCTGATCTCGGTTTTAATCCAATTAATTTGGATGTGTCAACGGTCAAACGGACGAAAGATGAAAAATAATCTCAAACAGTCTCAGAAGGTCAGAAGCCTTGACGCAAAGCTATTGCGCGCGGCCGTGAAGCATCGGGCAAAGGTCAAGCTAGTTCGGACCATTGCTAGGCCCCTATCCGCCGCCGCGCGGCGAGGGCGCTAGAGCCATGCCAGCACAAGCCACACGACGCTTGCCAGCCTCGCCCAAGCCGTTCCGTGCCAAGCCTAAGCCGGACGGCTATGTATTCGGGCGTCCTACGCTGTACCGTCCGGAATACTGTGCAGAGGTCATCAGGATCATGGGCGATGGATACGACCTCACGGCGTTTGCTGGAACCATCGATGTCGGGCGCGAAACGGTTTACGATTGGATTGGTCGGTTCCCTGACTTTCGACACGCCGTCGAAATAGCCAAGTCAAAACGCATGCTCGCGTTGCAGCGCAAGTTGCTCAACACGAAGGTCGGAGTTGGTGTCACCGCTGCAATCTTCGCGCTCAAGAATGCCGCGCCGGACGATTGGCAGGATCGGTATAATCAGACAACGCAAGTCAACGTCCGGATTGAAAGCGTTTCGGACGATGAACTACTGCGGATTGCGGCGCGCGGTGCTAAACCCGTGACGATTGAACACGATGAGAGCGAGATATCGCAACACACTAACGAGCGTTAGCCTGTTGCACCGCTCGATTGTGGGGCAGGGAGGCAAGGCGCGGCCCGGCGAGAGGCGGGGAGGGGAAAATTTTCGCGGGGAAGCATGCTTATATTGACAACACCCCCCACAAACCCGCCAACACAAAAAAAGCCGTCCCGGTCTTTTTGGAAATCGCCTCACGCGCCCATCGATCCAAAAATTTTCGCAAATCCTAAAAAGCCGCTACCTCCCCCGCGTCAGAGTGTCTTGCTCGGCGCGGCAACTTACGGGAGAGGGCGCAAATGCCTCTCCCGGTTTTTCTTAAATCCAGCGTCCGGCGTTGAGACCGGCTAAAAAACCCAAGCCCAAGCCCATGCTGAAAACGGCGAACATGCCTAGCGTGATTGCCATTGAACCCCCAGCGCGGCCAGCGTCACAAACAGCCCCAGCAGCAGGATCAGCCCGGCGACGGGCAGGGATGCTACGCCTTCATAGATAAAGGCAACGCTGATCGGCACTGTGACGCCGTAGCCGCACGCCATCGCTTTCTTCATTTCGAGGCATCCGGAAATCGCGCGCCGCCTTTGCCATTGACGATGGCCCGCCCGCAGGCGTCGCTATGCGCCTGTAGGCGCTCGATCAATTGCAGGGATTGATTGGGTGTCAGGCCGATGATGACCTGACCGCAATCACCGCCTGTCCGGCAATTGAAGGTCAACAGCACCTCGCCGTTTGCAACGAATGTCGTCACGTTGACGTGGGCAGGCTCGTCAATGAGGACGATGCCGCCCGGCAGGATTGTTCCGGGTGTAGTCATGAATGCGCCTTGTCGCTGATGGATTTGATTTTGGCCGCCGCGATCTTGACTTGCGCCAGCGCCTCTTGGTGGCCGCGCTCGGCGTCCGCATAGGTGCGGTAACGCCATTGCGAGCTATCGAGCGGACCGCCGAAAATCATGGTTTCGAATAGCACCGGCTCGCCGCCTTGGAAATTGTGATCCAGCCCAAGGAACACGGTGGAAACCCGGACCTTGCCGATCTGGTCCTCGCCGATCCGGCACGCCTTGAGGTTCGCGGCCCACCACTCGGCCCACGTCAGCACGTCCACCGCCACGGGCAAGCGGTCGATCAGGATATAATAGCGCGGCCATTCCATCCGGCAATCCTACACCTCCAAAATATTTTGCCAATCCTCCAAAAGCCTTGGAGTTGCCAAAATCGTTGGTGATGATGAAAAAAACGGGAGGGGACATGCACACCAAGGATTTACTTGCGGGCGAATTGCGCGCCGCTGGCCTCGCCGACATGGCTGACAAGGCCGCGAACGGCCATTACCACGATTATTTGTCGCCGCTGGATTTCCCGGAACTGCAACTAGCCGCCGATCTGGAAGCGGCTGGCACGCCGGAAGCGATGGCGCTGCGCGAACGCGCCTTTGACGGCGATTTCGACGCCTCGATTGAGGAAAGCGAGGAATGGGCCAAGTCTCCGGAGGGGCAGTTTGCCATGCAAAGCCTGTTCCGCCGATGACCGGCAAGGAGCGTTATCATCAGGCGGTGACGAAGGCCCGGCAGATCGTGGAGCGAGAGTTGAAAATGTTCAACGCTGGCACCCTTAAAAGGCCGCCGTGTTCGGGCGACCGCGAGCGGAAAGCTGTCATCGAAGCAATGGATGAGATGCAGGCGGAAATCGACCGCCAGCACGCCATCCTGAAAGCCGCTGGCCTCGACGGCGCGGTGGGAGCTTCGTTAGTGCCGCACAAGCAGGGTTTCGGGGGCATGTTCGGATGAACCTTCCATTCTGCAAAATCTGCGGCATGAACCATCGGCTCGGCTTTTGCCCGCTGTTTCAGGAAGTGCCTAAAATTGCTCCGGTATCCAACCCCCCATCGGAGCAATCCGGCGCAAGCCGGGCGGGCGACGGCGTGCGCCCGCGAATTCAGGAGCTTCCGGCGACGGAAGCGGTCCCCGGCGACGTTCCCCCCAGCCACCCCCGTCGCCGGGGTCGCCCGCTGCAAAGCAATGTCGGCAACAGCCTCGCCGCTCAACAGCCTTGGAAAAGCGAGGGCATGAGCCGGGCGACATGGTTTCGGAGGCAGCATGCCTGACAAACAGACTTTGGATTTGGGCAAACTCGCCATTGAGCGCTGCATGCGCGCGTTTCATTCGGTGGCGCAACTGGCCGAAAACGACCGCCAAAGCTATGCGATTGGCATGATGGTGGCGGCTGCGATGCTCGGGATTGCGCATGAAATCATGCAGGACGGCATGGAAGCGCAGAACGGCAATCGGCCGGACGATGAGTCCGTGCTGCATCAAGTGATCGGCGATCTGCTCGATGGATTGGGTGTCGCATGGGCGGAACAAGAAATATCGCGCTCCGCGAGGAAATAGAGCGATGCGTGTTCTAGTCTGCGGTGGCCGGAAATTTGACGACGCGCGATGGCTCAATCGCGCGCTGGACGAGGCGCACGCCACCACACCCTTCACGCTGTTGATCCACGGCGATGCACCGGGCGCGGATCGTCTGGCCGCGCTCTGGGCCGAACAGCGCGATATTATGACCGCACCCTATCCGGCCGATTGGGCCGCGTTCGGTCACGCCGCTGGCCCGATCAGAAACAAGGCGATGCTGGACGACGCCAAGCCCGATTTCGTCATTGCGTTTCCCGGCCGCAAGGGAACGCGCAACATGACAGATCAGGCCCGCGCCGCTGGCGTGCCGATCAGGGAAATCCGATAGCAAAATGTTCACCCCGGAGCAGGCCGCAGCCGAAGTGTTGCGGCGGCGACGGCTGCGCGGAAGTCTCGGCGAATGGTGCCTTGCCAACGGCTTTATCCCGGCCCGGCATCATCGCCTTTTGATCGAACACCTTGAAGCGCTTGCGCGCGGCGACATTGACCGGCTCGCGGTGTTCATGCCGCCCGGCTCGGCCAAATCGACCTATGCGAGCATTCTGTTTCCGGCGTGGCTGTTCGCGCAAAACCCCAAGGCGATGATCCTCGGGGCCAGTCACACCGTCGAGCTTGCCGAGCGCTGGGGCCGCAGGGTCCGCAATCTGGTGTCCGAGCATGCCGAAGAACTCAAGGTCTCTCTGGCGGCCGACAGTCAGGCGGCGGGCCGCTGGGGACTGCAACAAGGCGGCGAATATCTGGCGGCTGGCGCAGGCGTCGGCATCGCCGGTTTTAGAGCGTTATTCGGCCTGATCGATGACCCGATCCGGTCGCGTCAGGACGCCGATAGCGCGCTGGTCCGTGACCGGCAGTGGGATTGGTATCTGAACGACTTTCGGCCGCGTCTTATTCCTCATGCCCGGCAAGTGCTGATCCAAACCCGCTGGCATGAAGATGATTTGGCCGGGCGTGCGTTGAATTTGCAGCCGTGGACCGTGTTGTCGCTGCCAGCGCTTGCCAAGTCTGACGATCAACTCGGCCGCGCCATTGGTGAGCCGTTATGGTGCGATGACGATTACGGTTATGGCGCGCAACTGCTGGACGTGCAGGAAACCACCCCGCCGCGCGTGTGGAGCGCGCTTTATCAGCAAGCCCCGGCCCCGGATGAGGGCGATTTTTTCAAGGAAGATTGGTTGAAGCCAATCGATATCCTGCCAAGCCCGGTCAATCTGCGGATTTACGGCGGCAGCGATTATGCGGTGACGAAAGACGGCGGCGACTACACCGTGCATGTCGTGGTCGGTATCGATCACCTCAATAATATGTACCTGTTGGATGTCTGGCGGGGCCAAAAATCCTCGGATGTGTGGATCGAAGCGTTCTGCGATCTGTTGGAAAAATATCACCCGCTCGAATGGGCGGAAGAACACGGACAGATCAAATCCGGCGTCGGTCCTTTCCTCGAAAAGCGCATGCGCGAGCGCCGCCTGTACGTCAATCGCACCGGGTTTCCGGTGCGCGGCGACAAGGCGGTGCGGGCGCGCTCCATTCAGGGCCGCATGGCGCTCGATGGTCTCTTCTACAAAAAGAACGCGCCCTATATCGCGGATTTCCTCGCCGAACTGCTCTCGTTCCCGGCCGTCAAGCACGATGACCAAACCGATGCGCTCGGGCTGGTCGGTCAATTGCTTGACGTGATGGTGACGGGCAGGGCGGCCAAAACCGATGCGAAGCGCCTTCCCCGTGATGGCTACAAAAGAGCGGAGCTAAGAACCGTGGATCACATGACGCTATGATTAACCTCGAAGTTGCTGGCTCCCAAGATACTTGGGACACGGACGGCAACAGTGCGACAGAACTGACGCGACGGCGGCGCGAGTTTGAGAATTATGCTTCCGTGAAGGCCCGCGAAATCGATGAACAGCGCATGTCTTGGCGCTATTATCACATCGATCAATGGACCGCGCAGCAAATCCGGACGCTGAAAAAGCGGCATCAGCCGATCATCACGTTCGATCACACCGCGCGCAAGATCGATAGTTTGAGTGGCACCATCCGCAGGCTGCGCACCGATCCGAAAGCCTACCCGAACACGCCGAACGGCGAACAGGGCGCGGAAGTCGCGACCCAAGTGATCCGCACCATTTGCGATGCCTCTTTCAATGAAGATTTGGAAGTCGAGTGCTGCAAGGACGCGCTGATCCACGGTATTGGCGTCGATGAATTGTTGCTGGAAAAGGGCGACAAGGGCGACCCCGATCTAAGATTTGGCTATGTTGATCCGAAAACCTTTTTCTATGATCCGCGCTCACTGCGAACGCAGTTTCAGGATGCGCGCTATCACGGCGTCTATAAATGGGCCGATATCGATGAACTGGACGAACTGGCCGAAGGTGCGTCGGCCAAGGTCGCGGACTCGCTTGATTACGGTGACGGCAGCTATTGGACCGCGTTTGACACTGACCGGGAAAATCTCTGGATTGACAGCCGCAGGCGCGTCCGGCTGATCGATCACTGGTACAAGCGCGGCAACATCTGGCGCTGGTGCCTGCACACAGGCTCGGTCGAACTGATGAGCGGCGATAGCCCTCTCGTCAACGAGCGCGGGCAGTCGATATCCAAATATAATGCGTTCTCTTGCCTGATCGATATCGACGGCGACCATTATGGTTTTGTGCGCCGCATGCGCGGGCCGCAGGACGCCATGAACCAGCATCGCAGCAAAGCGATGCACATCATGAACACCCGCCAGATCAAGCTCAAAGAGGGCACGGTTGACGATATCGAAGTGACGCGCCGGGAAGCCGCGCGGCCCGATGGTACCTTGGTCTATCGCGGGCAAAGCACCGATCTTGAAGTGATCGAAGCCGATCAGGAATTCATCAACCAGACTAATTATTACAACGACGCCAAAGCGGAAATCGACACCTTTGGCCCCAACCAGCAATTGATCCAGCAATTCGGTCAGAACGTCTCGGGCCGCGCCGCCAACATGCTGCAACAGGCGGGACTGGCCGAACTCGGGCCGTTCCTGAAAAACTTCCGGATGTGGAAGTTGCAGCGCTACCGCTCATGCTGGATGGCGGCGCAAAAATTCTGGACGGCGGATCGTTTCTTGCGCGTAACCGAAAATCAGGGCGTCGCGCAATTCCTGCAAGTCAACGGCGTCGGGCTTAACGAAAGCGGCGTGCCGGTTTTGGTGAATTTCCTCGGCAACATCGACGTTGAAATCAAGGTGGATGAAGGCCCCGACTCCGAAACCATTTTGGGCGATGTGTTCGACCTCTTGATGTCGCTGGCGCAAAACAACGTGCCGGTGCCGCCGCAGGCGATCATCGAAGCCTCTTCTCTGCCGGTCTCGGAAAAGCAAAAGCTGCAACAGATGGTCGGGCAAGTGGACCCGATGGCCCAGATGGCAAAACAACTGGCGATGCAGGACAAGCAAGCCGACATCGGCAAGAAGCAGGCCGACATCGGCAAGACGCAAAGCCAGACCGTCCTCAACACCGCCAAGGCCCGCACCGAAGGCATGCCGTCCGCGCCGCCGCCGCCGCAAACCCCGCTCGATATCGCGCAAAAATTGGCCGATATCAACGAGACCAACGCGACCGCGATGCACAAGCGCGCCAGCTCCACCGCGCTCTATCATAAGGCGCTGATGACGCCGTTGCAGATGGCGGCCGAACACGCCCAGCGCGGCGCGGATCGCATCATCGATCATGCCCACCGCAACGCAGATCGCGCCACGGAGACCGCGCACCGCAACGCCGACAGGCTGACGCAGCAAGTGCAGCGAAACTTAACGCCTGAATGAGTGTGCACGTCGAAGTCTGGCTGACCTCGATTTGCATCTACATCAACGACACGCTGCATCTGATGTTTCGCCGCTCGGCGTTCATGGGCCTGCAATCATGGCCCGATGAAAACTGTTTCACGATTGAAATCACGCTGACCGGCTGCGCGCCGATTGTCGCGAAGTACGAGAAGCAAGAAACATGGGCGGCCGTCCTCGGCGCACTCGCCAAGATGGACATCACCGCCGTTTGAACACGTCCGCTGCGAACGATATCGCGGCACCACGTCCCGCACCGACGAAACGATGCGCCCCTTTGATCCGGGGATTGGATCGACACGCCCGCCGCACGCGACAGCGCGGCCACGTAGCCGGATCACGACAATTCCGGGGAGACCGACAAGTGACTGACATAACCCAAGGCCAAGACGCGCCGGACGGCGATCTATTCCGTGAGGCGCTTGATACCCCGACGCTTGAGAAATTTGAAAACCCGCAACTGCCAGAACCGCCCAAGCCAGCGGAAAAACCTGTTGAGCAACAGCCACCCGACACGCAAAGGACCACGGACCCGGATAATGCCCCGGTGCCGCCCGGCCGCTTGCGCGAGGAAGCCGACGCACGACGGCGGGCAGAGCGGGAGCGCGATGATCTGCGGAGCCGTCTGGATGCGCTAGAGCGCCGCCAGCAGCCTACGCAACCCGCGCAACAACCCCAAAAAGTCGATCTGTTTGAAAACCCTTCCGGCTTCATCAAGCAGGAAGTGTCTCCGTTTTTCGATCAGTTTCGTCAGGAATTGCAAATCACTCGCGAGGCGATGAGCCTCGACAATGCGGTTGCACGTCATGGCGACGACAAGGTGATGGCGGCGCGACAGGCCCTTGAACAGGGCATGCAGCGCGGCGATCCAAACATTTGGGGCCTCTACAATCGAGCCATGCAAAGCCACGATCCCTATGGCGTCATTGTCAAATGGCACCATGATCGCGAAACGCTCAACTCGATTGGCGGCGACCTCGACAGCTTCCGCAAGAAGACCCGCGAAGAAGCGTTGAACGATCCGGAATTTCTCAAAGCGGCGATTGAAAAGGCCAAGGGCGCGGCTAACGGCAAGTCCGTTAACCGTCCCGTCGTCATGCCATCGGTCCCCAACATGCCATCGCTCTCGAATTTCGGCGCAGGCGGCGGGGATGAACAGCAAACAGAACCGTCCGACGAGCAGTTGTTTCGAGCAGCCGTTACAGCCAAGCGGCGCTAAACAGAAAGATTTGCGCCGCTAACCCCAAGGGGTTTTCGGCATGCTTACGACCAATCACGTCAACAACGAACTTATCAAATTCCGCCGTCAGGTTATTTCGGATTTCCTGCGGCGCTCGCGCTTCGACCCCTTCATGGGTGATAGCTCTACTTCCGTGATCGTCCGCATGGCCGATCTGGAAGCGGACGGCAAGGAAATCAATATCCCGCTGGTGAACCAGATGACCGGCGATGGTGTCGGTGCTGGCACGCTGCGGGGTAATGAAGAAATGATGGACAGCTACGGCTTTCCAGTGTGGGCCGATTGGGGCCGCAACGCGGTCGCCAACAATCGGGCCACCAACAAGGAAAGCTCGTTCAACGTGCGTTCGACCGCGCGTGATCTGTTGCGCGGCTGGGGGCGTCGCATCGTTCGCGACGATCTGACCGACACGCTGTTGTCGATCCCCACCGCCTCGATCCAGCCCGGCCGCTTGCAGGCACCGGGCAATCGCGTCAACGGCATCCGTTGGAGTCAAGCTACCACGGCACAGAAAAATTCGTGGACCGCTGCAAACTTCGACCGGATTTTGTTCGGCTCGCTGGTCGGCAACTACTCGTCCACCTTCGCAACCGCGATTGCCAACGTGGATGCGACGGGCGACCTGATGACGGCGGCGACGGGTTCGCTGGCGAAGCAACTGGCAAAACAGTCGGGCGTCGATCCGAACAACCCCGGCATGTACAACGGGCGGCCCAAGATCACGCCTTACGAACTGCCCGAACTCGATGAAGAAATGTACGTCACCTTCCTCGGTGATCGCGCGTTCAAGAGCCTGCAAAACGATCCGGTCATGTTTCAGGCCAATCGCGACGCTCGCGAGCGCGAGGGCAACCCGACCAACAGCAACCCGATCTTCACGGGCGGGGCGCTGAAATATGACGGCATCCTCTACAAGAACATTCCCGAAATCACCCAGCGCTTGCTGCTGAAAGGCGCGGGCGCTGGTGGTGTCGATATCGAGCCTTATTTCCTCTGCGGTCAGGCGGCGATGGCTTACGCAATGGGCCAGATGCCGCGCCCGACCACGCTTGAGGATGGTGACTATGAGTTCATCACCGGCCTCGGCATCGAAACCCAATACGGCATCGCCAAAATCGCCAAGGCCCCGCAAGCCACCCCGAACGCCACCGCTGGCGATCTGGTTGATTGGGGCATGGTGACGGGTTTCGTCGCCGCACCGGCCGCAGCGTAAGCCCTACAACGGCGCGGAATAACCCGCGCCGTTGACTTTTAAGTCAACCCCACCCGGAAAGGGAGAACACAAATGGTCTATCGGAAAGATTGGGGCCAGCCGCAGCAAGGCGCGGAGGGTTTCGCACGAACGATGAAAGTATATGGCCGCAAGGTGAACCTTTCGGCGGCCGATCTCGGCACCACCGGCAACGTCATCGGGCTGTTCATGCTGCCCGGCAAGTTCGTGGTGGTCGATATGTTCGGCCCGGCCGTGCCCGCGCTCGGCACTGCGCTTGTGTTCTCGCTCGGTGATCCCGGCAACACCGCGCGCTATCTCTCCGCTTCCTCGATTGGTGCGGCGGGCGGTGCGCTTCCTGCGATGGCGGCAACCGGACCATTTTTCCGGACCTTCTTGGATACGGAAGTCCAGATGCTCATCACGACGCAATCGAGCGCGCCAGCGGCGGGAATTCTGGAACTGTATTTCCGGGGCTTCATCATCTAGGCCGTGTTTCATATGAAACACTCGGAAAAATTCAGAGTCAAACCAAGAGGTTAGAACGATGACGAAGAGAATGACCGCAACCTATCACGCTCCGCCCGGCGATAGCAAAGTGGTTGAAGCGTTCGGGCACACCTTCTTTGACGGCAAGTCCGAACAGGTCGATGTGCCCGATCACGTCGCCGAAAAGATGCGCGGCAACCGGCACTTTGAATGCTCGGAGCCGCAGGACGCCAAGCCGAAGGTGGCCCCGCCGCCGCCGCCAGCGCCGCAGCGCCTTCCGGACGAGAAAGCCAAAATCTAAAAGCAGGGCCGGGTAACACCGGCCCTTTTTCGTGAGGGCAAACATGGCATCGCTCAGTCACACGTCGGCAGAGTTGGTCAACAAGGCCGCCGCGATCTTGGGAAAGTTTGTGCCCGGCGAAGCCTTGGGCGCGATTGAGTTCACGACCATTGACGGCTGCATTGATGACGTGCTGGCCGAAACTTCCAAAATCATTGCGATCCCTGATCGCGACGACATTCCCAATCTGGTGTTTGAGACCTTGGCGCGCATTCTGGCGATCTATGCGGCGGCCGAATTTTCCAACGTGCCGCCCGATCTCGCCGCCGTCGAACAGCACGAAATGCGGCTGCGCTACCTGATCGCGCAAACGCCGACGTATGAAGTGCTGGCGAACAATTATTTCTAAATGACCGACGTACCCTTTCCGCTACTCAACGCGCCGGGGCGCGTTCCGCAGGCTGCGGGCGGCCGGTTGACCAATTGCTATCCGGAGACGCTACCGGCCAGCGCTGGCAAGCCCTACGCCTACTGGCGCGTGCCGGGACTGCGACCGTGGGGCACTTCGACGGGCGCTAACTTTCGCGGCGCGCTGTTGGTCGACACTCTGATCTATGCGGTGATCGACAACGCCGTCTTTACCTTCCCGGTTGGTGGCGGCGCGGGCACGCAATTGGCGGGGACTGTGCTGGGCAGCGGCCCGGTCACGATGGCGCGCAACAACGCCGTGGGGCCGGATATTGCCATCGTCGCGCCCGGCAACGGTGCCTTTCGGATCAATCCACGGCCAACGAGCGCGACGCCGCCCGGCACCAACAGCGCGGTTGTCACCTATCCGAACGGCTCGGGCGGCTTCATCGTCGGCTCGCCAAGTGCGGTCGGTTATCTGCAAGGCTCGTTTCATTTCGTCTATCCGAACGCGCAAGTGTTCGCGACCGATCCGGACACCAGCGCCACCCCGACCAACATCAACGCGTTGAACTTTGCAAACGCGCAGAGAAAGCC